TTTCTGTAAAGACATAATTGTTACACCAAGACCACTCCTTTCTCTCTTCATTGTAAACAGCATAATTAGTTTGACTATGATTAGGAATACGCACCTTTTGTCCCAACTCATTTTCTAGAAACTTTACTTCGGTGCAATTATCAATTCCATGTGGGTTTTGGTCGGGCGTCTCAAGGTAATTGTAGCCCGAGTTCGGCATCGCAAAGATGGGAAACGTGCGTCCATCTAGACAAATGTGTCCGCGATAGAAGCAGAGATAATAGTCGTCATCATCGTCAAGAGTATTTTTTTCAATGAATACATGTCCATTGGCAAACGAGCAGTAAGAATACCTGTATTCCATCTCAACACCGTCTGGATAAATGTGCGTTTTTTGAGGAAATTTCACGATTGTTGCAGACCTCATGCGTGACACGGTTGCTTCTCTCTCTTCTGGGGTCTGGTCAGAGTTGCGGAACTTGTTGAGTTCTCTGAATGGTGTGTCAACCGTTGTAGGTAGAATCAATGTGATTTGTGGTGGATTCTGCAGTTTGAACCGCAAACAGTTGTCAAGTTTTACAAATTTTTTCAAAAACCATCGTCTAAACTGAGTCCGGAATTCATGGTTGCCGGAAACCTTGTTGTAAATAAACCTGCGAATATTTTTTCTTTTGGCCAGAATGTCGGCGTCCCGAAGGATGCGATTCACAATATTCATCGGCAAGATGGGGAGAGAACTCATGGTGAAATTGGATGGTTTTTAGGTCTGACAAAAATGTTCAAAAGTAATTCAATTTTTTTTGTATTCCGAAAAAAATTGAAAAGGTAAATAAAAATAACATTACTTTCAAATTCACAAATATGATTGCGGAAGAAATCCAACAACCAAGATTTACACTTGCGGGTAAGGGTCTAGTAAAAATTAATACCGATAGAAATGTAGACGCTCGTCTCAAGCGCAACGGCAAATATATAATGTATCTGCCTGAAACCGATGAAGTTGTTTATCTTAATTGCTATGGCGTTGCTATTCGTGCGGCTGACTTGACAATTTTGAAGCATACTAAGAAAGGCAAGCCAGTGACATCTGATTTAACGTGTACTTTTGGATATCAATTTGAAACATTTGACACGGTTTGTTTTAGTAGTTTTAGTTACCGTGAAAAGTGCGAGCTTTACGCTATTGAGGATATTTATATAATGCACGAGTCACTGGACTTTGAAGATGTCAATGTTGAAGTCAGTCCATAATAAAAGTAAAAATTTATCTACCACTCCATACTTTTACCGCAGGCAGCCGAAGTATTTTTTTATTGCGAATATTCTCGCAATGTTCTCGGTAAGTGTATCCCCACTCACAGTATGATTTAATATCACCAAATAATGAAGGTATATTTAATATGCGCAAGTATTCAACAAAGAATATGATTCCCATTATTCTCTCTAAACAACATCGGTCAGACCTAGAATTAATAAAGTTCAACATGTTGAACAGGTTATATTTATTCTTTAATCCAATTAGAAAATCACGATTAATAAAACTCTGTACTCCAAAACAACCTGACCATATTTCTTTATTTGTTGGACCCAAAACATCAAATTCTTTATTATTCAAGAGATTAATCATTATGTCATAGTTGTTTGTAAGACCGTTTACGATTCTTACGGTGTTATTAATGTTTTCTTTTTTTTCGGAATTAAAATGCCATAATGGTAAAACTTTTATTCCCTTTTTAATAAGATGTTCAAATGGAACGCGTTTTTGCATAAAGACACTATCATGAATTATGACCGCGTTGTCAAAGTAATGATTTTTGTAAAAATAATAATATGGCAACAGCTCACCTCGCCCATAATACTCAGAGTCAACATATTCCACATTTCTATATTCATATTCTGCTTTTAAAAACTTTTTGTCGCTGTTGTCATCAATTACAACAATTTTTTTTAAAGGATATTGACCTCTAATATGTCTTATACATTCATTCCAATACTTGTTGGTTGTATCTGAATTTACATGTCTTGTAATTATAAACCCAAAGTTATCTGGACTAAAAGTCATTTAGCAGTATTATAACTATGGCAAATAAAATAACTTTAAAATTTAAACACCAACGTTAGAAATAATGGTTGTTTCAGTAGAAAAGTTAGGAATATTGTCTATATTAACAATTGTTTCGTTTTGAGGAATATTGGATTTTGGTGTAACATACACTTTAAACTCTTCTCTCTCAAGCTGGGCTTGCGGTGTATGATGATGAACGCATCTAGCAATCATTTTGTATAACTTAAAATCTGGATATCTCTCTACACCGTTGTTCTTATAAAGGATATTTATACCATTGTCGTCTAAACACCATTCATAAATTAGCTTAACAATTGGTTCACATTTATCAAAATCTATTATCTCATCTAGGTCATCAATAACATAATCAAAAATAGAACACGCTAACCGACACAAGTCAAAGCTATAGTTTGGTTCTAAACGCGGTTTCTTTTCATTAAAATATGGTTCAGTGTTATATTGCGTAGAGGCATCTCCGCCTGGTTGATAGCTGTCACTGCAAAAAAGTTTACCATCAAATTTATAAATGGCTCTTCCAAAATCAATCATTTTAAAAATACGACCATATGTTGGAACCTTGTAATACGTCTTTTTATAACAATAATAAATGTACTTAACATCGGTTGAGTTATACATGACATTATTTGTGTGTAAATCATTGTGTGTAAAAGAAAACGCCTTCTGGTATGTAGTTAATATCATTATTATTTGAAATAGTGCCGAAAACCATTCACCGTGTTTCAACTCGTTTGTCATAATCAAGTTATCAAAAGTGTCTTCGCAATTTTCCATGCATATAACTTGAACTGGAAATTCTGGAATGGTTGCAAATATCTGTTGTTCTTCGCACGATTCTGATGAACTTGAATTATCGTCGCTCCAATTGTCGTCATTATCACTTTCAGCATCATTCGCATTTTCATTTTCTTCATCTTTGCAGTTATTGCACGACGACCCTTTACTGCTTTCACCATTTGATGTATGCGATGTTCTTGATGAACAAGTAGATGATGATTTTATTGTTGTTGTACGCATTTCTCTCTCGTTGAAAGATTCCGAATTTGTAATATCAATCAATTCAATATTATTTTCTTTTAAATCATCCAATGTCATGTGATTTGATTGATTTTCTGATAAAAATATATCTTCAAAAATAGTATTGTCAAATGATTTAATAGATAATGTAGATTTGTTGCTTATATTGTGTTCTATTTTGATAGGAGGTTTAACGTCGGGTTTATCTTCTTCATATAAGAAACTGTAATCTTCAACCTGAAACTTTACATTTTTATATTTATTGAAAAACTCTGATTTACAAAGATAATCCAAGTCATCAACAATATTTAGTTTAAACTCTTTTTTAATTCCCAAAAAGGATCCATAATAATCAACACCGTTTACAAAATCATAATGGTAAATAAGTTTACTTGAGAGAAAAGAGAAAAAACCATCAACATACGCAGAATTATTTGCATCCAACAACTTTGGGTGGACATTTCCAATTTCCGATGTCAACTTTGGTAATTTAAATAATGTGGGATCGTTTGCGTTGTATTTGCCAATCAAGTATTTGAATGGGTCTAGTAAAGGAGCCATTTTGAAAAATACTTGCATTTTCTTGGTTTTGCTAGTTTCAATGTTTTGAATTGAACAATTGTATAAATTTTTGTTATCAGCGACGCCATTTTTTACGGCTGTTAAAAACCAACTGTTGTTCAAGTTCAAGGAATTATAATTGGTTTCATTCAATGAGAAGAATCTCTTATAAATTGGAATATAATTTTGCAAGTCAGAGAGAGAAGTCAATTCGTCTTTTTGAAGAGACTTGAACAATTCGGAGTTCTTTCTCTTTTCATAATGAATTTTAAGAGTAGTGTTGTCCATTAGCTAAATAATATATTAATAATACAATTTTTTAACTCATTTGTTAACAATTGTATTATGTTTAATTTAGACAATGTGCGTTTTCTAATTTGAATGAATTTTCTAAAGTAACAGTAATATGACTTTAGAACTAAGGAAATTTGATATGAAAACAATTAGTTTTAAACCGAATGAATCTAAAGGTCCAGTCGTAGTCTTAATTGGTCGTCGTGACACTGGCAAGTCTTTTCTTGTGAGAGACTTGTTGTATTATCATCAAGACATTCCTATTGGTGTTGTGGTCGCTGGAACAGAAGAGGGCAACGGTTTCTACGGAAAAATGGTTCCAAAGTTGTTTATTCACAATGAATACAATACTGCCATTGTTGAGAATATTTTGAAACGACAAAAGTCTGTTTTAAAGCAGATTAAAAAAGAAATGGAGACGTTTAAGAGAAGTACAATAGATCCGCGTGCATTCGTAATTCTTGATGACTGTTTGTATGACGGTACATGGACTCGCGACAAGATGATGCGTCTTCTCTTTATGAACGGACGTCATTGGAAGATCATGCTTATCATCACAATGCAATATCCTTTGGGCATTCCTCCCACACTGAGAACCAACATAGATTATGTTTTTATTTTGAGAGAACCATACATTGCGAATAGGAAACGAATTTATGAGAATTATGCGGGAATGTTTCCAACTTTTGAGTCGTTTTGTCAGGTTATGGACCAGTGTACAGAAAATTATGAGTGCTTAGTGATTAATAACAACGCCAAATCCAACAGATTACATGAACAAGTATTCTGGTATAAGGCCGATTCGCACAATGACTTCAAATTAGGGTCAAAAGAATTCTGGGAACTAAGTAAAGACATCAACTCAGACGAAGAAGATGAAAAATATGACCCAAATAACGCAAAAAAACGTGGAGCGGGACCAAAAATTAGCGTCAAAAAGACAAAATGGTAATTAATACCCTTTCTTAAAATGTGCTTTTAATTTTAACAAGCGCATTTTTTTATACGCATAATATATATATAAAACATGTTAAATACACTTACAATTGGCTTAAGTTTTTTTATATTTTTATTAATATTAATCTATGCGTCAACATTCTATAAAAAAAATTCATTATTAGACAGATTTGTAACGAGAATGCCTATAGCAAGTCAATTTATTTTAGCAATGGGAATATACATTACCTATTTGCTTTTTAAATCAAATTATAAAGACAGCATAGTAAAAGATACCATTCAATCAATTAAAGATACTTATATTCAAACCTTGGATGTTTTAGAAAAATATAAAGAGACGTGTCCAAATTTAATAAATTCATTTTTTTTCCCTTGGCAAAAAGACGACCCTACTACGGAACATCACGTGAGTGAACTTGCAACACATAATAAAGATATTGAACTTGATTCATTGATAGTGTCCAATTATATATTTCAAATTGTTGGTCTTTATATTCAGGCTTCTAGTATGACATCAGTGAGTGACTCTAGATATTTAATATTTTTTTCTGGGTTTTTTAGGTCTAAATTACTAAAAAATAAGTGGGATAGATTCAAAATAAATTTTGGATTAAGAACTGTCTTATTATGCGACAAGCTGTTTGAAATAAATGAAAAATATAACTTTAAAAGTGGACAAGAGTTGAAAAATTATTTTGAAAATTATATAACTACAGATGAATTTAAAAAAATTATGAATACAGAAGACAAAACAAATGTTACACAAAGAAATTCACAGCTTATACAATAAATATTATAGTGTTCTAGTTTATTGTTTTACATTCAAACAAACAATTTTAAATGTAAAATATACTTTTTATTTTATGTATCTAGAAATTTGAATTTTTACTCGCTCTTATCCTTTACCACAAAAGGTCCGCTTAGAAGCTCACTTTGACCATTGTCCGTCTTGCCAACAATAATATTCTCGCCCTCAAACAACTCGGCACGAATATCAGCTGCAGAAATTGTGTCTTGTTCTTTCAAGTTTTTCTCTTGGGTATTCATGTTACTAACACCAATAAGGTTGCCCTCCTCGTCAATAGTTTGTGTAAGAGTGGCACCTGTCTTCTCTGCCAACTTGATATTTTCCTCAATGGCCTTCTTTTTGGTTTCCTTTACGCGCTGGTCAAATGCGGACTTGGCGAAATTCTCATTCTTATTTTTCTCGTGCATCAACTGGTTCAATTCATCCTCCATATACTCCACACGACCCGTCTTGTAAGCCTCAGGGTCCCACGGCATCCACAAGCCAATCGGACCAACAAAGACATCGTGATTGGGATCCAACTCTCTCAACATCTTGCAACGCAACTCGGCCTCTTCTGTGGTAGGATAAGCGCCCCGAACCTTAATTCCGCGTGTGGATGTTTGGAAACTGTTCTTGGTATTAAATGCGTTCTCAAGATCTTCCTCATTTTGGTCTAAAAAGGTCTTGTAGTCAGCTTCCATGCCCCCATCCACAAAACCAGCCTGCTCTTCAGTCAAAAACTCCTTAAAGTCCTTTGAAATATCATCAAAAGTTAACTTGTATTTGTAACTAATGAAATTTAGAAACTGAATAAACTTTTCCATACTCTTTGAAAATTCCCACTTCTTTAGGAATTCCTCAAAAAAGAACAACTCCTTTTGCTTAATAATTTTTTCAGGAGAAATAAAAGAAATGCAGACAAACTTTTGTCCAGCAATAGGCTTGTCTTCATCCAAAACATCAACATATTTAGGATTTATCTCTCCAGTTTTAGTGGTTTTTTTTTCAAAACCATGTGTTTCATCTTCTAAACCTTCGGGGTTTTTTACTTTTGATTGAGCTCCCATTTTATAGTTTAGACATATATTGATTTTAAGTTTTTTTATCGCAAAATATATTTTTTTTTCTTATTATTTAATATAGATGTTTGATATTGCCGAGCTTGTCAAAAGAGTCATTAAGTACTTAGTGGAAGGTTTAATGGTTGCTATTGCCGCCTACGCTATCCCTAAACGCTCATTGAACATTGAGGAGATTGTTTTACTTGCGTTAACCGCCGCTGCCACATTTAGCATTTTGGACACATATGTCCCCAGCATCGCTGTGACAACTCGTTCTGGCGCCGGTTTTGGCATTGGTGCTAATCTTGTTGGGTTCCCAGGTGGGCTTTAAGTTACTTAACATTTTTTAATATTGCAACAATTCCAATAATACGATAATTAATTTATCATATTATTATATAATTAATGACTAGAACTAAGAAGAGCTTTAAATCGCGAAGAAGATATTTAAAAAAGGCAACTAGACGCCACGGAGGACAACTTACTCCTTTAACCGACATTTCAACAAACAGTTCAATTCATGATTTAGATGATTACGATGAACCTAGCAACAACACTACTTCAGAATCAATCATGAGTAATGCAACTACGCCACCTATGGCTAATGGGTCCGTTGCCACAAATCTATTGGGACAATTTAATGCTGCTGGCGACGATGAATCTGTAAATTTAACAAATAATACAACTGCAGCTAGTGATGAGTCTAGTGATAATAGTTTTTCTGATGTTGCAACATCATTTGGCGATCTTGGACATGGTGGAAAGAGACGAAAAGAAAAACGAATGAAAGGAGGAAAAAAAACTAGCAAGATTTTCAAAGGCATGAAAAAACGTTCAATGCGCGGCGGAGTTAGAACTTGGGCACAACTGCCTCAAGAAGTTGAACATAGAGTTTATGCTAGGTTACCAGAAGAAGAACAAAGTCATTATTCAGACGAGTGTTTCCATAAAAAAAATGGAAGTGCTTCAATCGGTGATCAAAAAATAAGAAGAATCCAAGAAGCACAACGAGCAAGAATTGATACTGCATCTAGAAGAATGCAAGAAATTGCAAGAGACCCAAATGCTAGAATTAGGCAAGATGAATATGACAGTTTGCCTCAACAAGAAAAACAAAATTGGGTTGCATTTGATACCGAAGGTCCTCAATGGGGCCAAACTACCATTTACAGAAGAAGACAACAACAAGACGATATAAATTGGAGGGCAAGAAATACGCCCAGAATTCATTTAGATGAACGACAATATGCAGCGTTAGATGCTGCAACAAAAGCTCTTGGGTGGGTTAGAGTAGTTGAATCTAATTACCAAGGGTCAATCGTTTACTATAGAAAAAGAGCTAATGCAGATGGTGAACTAGACCAAGTTAAGGCAAATATACAAAAGATGACGGCTGAACGTGACCAAATTATTGCTAGCGTAAGACCAGTTGTAACTGGACGAATGCTAGACGAAGCTTCTATGCCACAATTCTCTGTAAGGACTGACAGAGACGCTTATGTCACATTGCCAAAAGCCGTGTACAATAGATATATGGTTTTATCAAATCTGTTAGAAGAAGAAGAAGCAAAAAAAAGTAGATTGGAACGCCAGTTAGAAGGATTATAAAAATATTATATATCAATGCTAAATCTAAATAGTCGCAATAAATTCCCAGTCTAATTCCTCACATATTTTTTTCCAAATGGTGTCTTGTTCAATTAATTTCTCTCTATCCTTCAACATTGGAATTTCTGGAAGATACTGTGTTTCATCCAGCAATTCAAACAACTTGTAAAGAACATAATAATAATGTAAAAAGTTTACACGATAGTCTGGACAATGTTTTGCATAAGGATATTGGATTTCCATAAAGAAGTTACACAATGTTTCTTCCAACTCTTGAGAGATAATTGGAGGTTTAATGCCTAATTTATCTTTAATAAAATTAATGTGTTCATAGTATTTATTATATCCAAGTTTCTTCAATAACTCTTTAGTCTTGTAATAAGTTAATTTAGAACATTCAATTCTCTCTTTTTTGATTTGATACTTTAGATTTTCAATGACTTCAGCTGGTATTTGTGTAGTCTCCTTTCCTTGAAACTGGGCCAAGATTTCTTTAAAATGATTAATTTTCTTATATGCATAAAAACAAACCTCTTTAGGAGGTTCCTTGTAAGAAGGTTTTTCATTTTCAATCAAATATTGAACATTCTTAAAACACAAATTGCAAATTAAAACACCCTCATCATCCATTGGGATTAACTCGCCCTTATAACACGACTGACAAATATCGGTTTGACGTAGAAAAGAATTTATGTCTAAAAATGTCTCATCTATATTGCTCAAATACTTTTGAAATATGTTGTTGTTTTTACTTTCTATCATATTAGAACTATCTGCCGACGAATTTATTTTAAAAAATGATTCCAATTTTTTGTTTTTATTTGTTACCACATTGCCTATAGAAATATCTTTTTTGTTCTCAAAATAATCAAATATGTATTTAGAGTTATCTAAAAAGTAATCTACTTTTTTGGACTTTAGAGACTTTATTTCAGCTGTTATGTCTCTCAGTTTGTCGTGATAATCCATTATCTGTTCAATTGTCAAAGAGTTTTCTTCAGTGTTATCTTCTGTTCCTTTTTCTTTTTCTTTCTCCAAAATAGCTTTTATTAAAGCTTTTTCTTGTTTTAATTTAGGTATTCTATCATTTTCATCTTTATTAAATTCATTTACAAACTCTCGGTGCTTTCCATCTAATGTTGTAGAATTTTTTTTATTAACCTTTATTTTTTTAACAGTTTTAGGCTTAAACGAAGGCATATTTAGTAATCTAATAGTTATCAACATATTTTATTTAATAGTTTATTAAAGTAAAATATATATATTTTGCGATTGTTCTAGTTCTTTTGCATTTTAGGAAGATTCAAGTTAAAACTGCATTTTACTTTTCTAGAAATTAAATAAATGAGTGAAATTGAATTAAGACTAAACATAGAAAATAAATCCGACTCTGGAGAGAATTGTGACATTAAAGTGGATAATCTTAAATTCCAAAAAATGCTATTCTTATTCAACGCAATCAATGATGGATGGAGCATTAAGAAACGAAAGGATTCTTATATTTTTACTAAAAATCACGAGGGAAAAAAAGAAATTTTATTAGACTCATATCTTCTTTCATTTGTGAAGGGGAATTTTGATATAAATAAAGTTTTATCATAAACATGTAGTAGACAAATAATTAAATTAATTAATTAATTAATTTAATTTCCAAAAAAATTTTTTCTTTAGCAATATTATAACCTATGGGAGGAGGATTAATGCAACTTGTTGCCTATGGCGCCCAAGACGTTTACCTTACTGGTAACCCTCAAATTACTTTCTGGAAAGTAACTTACAGACGCTACACTAACTTTGCTATTGAGTCAATTGAGCAA